TTGTATTCCTCTTTCCGTAAATTTCGGCGATGAGGAGTACAAGGATAATGTTACTATTTCAAAAGATGAGTTTTTCGATAAACTAAAAAACACAACGGAAACCGTCAAAACTTCGCAACCGTCACTGCATGATATAGTAGAAGAATTTGAGGTTGCCGAGCATAGCAAAGACGGAGGTGTGGCAATTTTTATGTCGTCAAAAATCAGCGGAACGGCAAATACCGCACAAATTGCCTGCGATATGATCGGCTGCAAAAATGTGTATGTTATTGATTCACTGACCGCTTCGGCAGGTCAAAAACTGCTTGTTGAATATGCGGTAAAACTGCGCAGACAAGGGAAAAACTCAAAAGAAATTTATGAAGAAATCGAGCGCATAAAAACGAAAATATCGTTGCTTGCCTGCCTCGATACCCTTGAATATCTGCATAACGGCGGCAGAGTAAGTCAGACAAAAGCAATGCTTGCGACTGTTGCCCGTATAAAGCCTGTAATAAGACTCAGCGGCGGCGATGTCGAGTTGCTTGCAAAAAGTTTTAACATTAAGCGTGGCATAAAAAGCCTTGCCGAAAGGCTTGAAAGGGAAGAGCTTAATCCTCATTTCCCTGTATATGTAATGTACTCCGACAACGAAAGCCTTGCAAATGATTTGACAAGCGACATAAAAAGGCTGCTGCCGAATGTGCATAGCGTTGAAACTGTAAAAGTCGGTGCGGTTATAGGCAGTCACATAGGCACAAATGCGTGTGGAATTGCATTTGTAAAATTATGATTTTAAAGATTACGGTTTAATAAAAAAGTTTGAATAAGTGTTTTAGAATTGCTAAAGATGCACTCGATTTCGGAGTGCGTCTTTATTGTGTATTGAGATGTTTTTATATTTGACTCTTTTTATGTTGTTAAATTATCCCCGATATGCTATAATCAGAAAAAACTAAGCGAGGGATAAATATGGTAAAAGAAGTTGTAAGAGATCCGATGTTTTTACAGAGAAAATCGGTTGAAGCAAATATGTCGGATATGCCGATAGCCGTTGATTTGCTTGATACTTTAAAAGCAAATTTTGAGGGCTGTGTAGGTATGGCCGCAAATATGATTGGCGTTTCAAAAAGAATTATTGCAATAAGCGATAACGGAAAGTATATTCTTATGTTTAATCCTGAAATCGTTAAGGCTTACGGTGAATACGAAACCGAAGAGGGCTGTCTGTCACTTGACGGGGAGCGCAAAACAAAGCGTTATAAAACTGTAACCGTAAAATATGCCAACGATAAATTCAAAACGGTTACACGCACTTTTACAAATTTTACGGCACAGATAATTCAGCACGAAATAGACCATTGCAACGGAATTTTAATATAAAGCAGTCTATAAAAATGCAATGTTCCGAGTGGGCTTGAAAATGAGCCGACCTCCAAAAGTTAGACTCTGTGAATTTATCAATTTTTGTATAAGCGTTATCCTGATTTTTATGGGCATTATGAAAGTTTTATAAAATTTCTTGCAAAATTGAATATCCATATACTTTGTGCTTGAATTTGGCTATGATAAGAAAATTTTAAATTTCAGCTGATTTTTTTGCAAAAATCTATTGACAAAGGGTAAAAATAACGCTATAATTCAAGTTGTAAAGTAAAGTTTCCGGAAAACTTCTTATTTTAATTTAATTTGAAAATGAATAATCAAGAACGAAGAGGTTCACTTTATCTTTGAAGAATTTGCAATTTAAATTTATTTTCTTGCAAATTTCAAAGATGCGGTGAACCTTGTTTTTATTCAGTCGGTTTATGTGGAGGTTTTAAAATGGATGCAGGAAATATAGCTTTTATGCTTATCTGCTCGGCTTTGGTGTTCCTTATGACTCCCGGCCTTGCAATGTTTTACGGCGGACTTGTTCGCAAAAAGAATGTAGTAAACACAATGATGACTTCAATTTTCATCATCGGTACAGGCATTGTAATGTGGGTGCTTTTCGGTTACTCACTTTCGTTCGCACCAAGCTCAAACGGCATTATAGGCGACCTTAGTTGGATAGGACTTGAGGGCGTATCTCTTACCGAGGGTTACATAGACGGTGCGGCTATTCCTAATATGGTATTCTGCGGATTTCAGATGATGTTTGCAATTATTACTCCTGCTCTTATTACAGGTGCTGTTGCAGGCAGAATGAAGTTTAAATCACTTTTCGTATTTATCATTCTTTGGTCTTTAATTGTTTATTATCCTCTTGCTCATATGGTATGGGCAGACGGCGGACTTCTCGGTCTTGACGGTATCGGTGCTCTTGATTTTGCCGGCGGTGATGTTGTTCACATCAGTTCGGGTGTATCAGCTCTTGTCCTTTGCATTATCCTCGGCAAACGCCACGATTACGAACACGCTAACTACAGAATCCACAATATTCCTACAGTAGTTTTAGGTGCTTCACTTCTTATGTTCGGTTGGTTCGGTTTTAATGCAGGTTCTGCACTTGAGGCAAACGGACTTTCTGCACACGCATTTATGACAACAGCCGTTTCTGCGGCAGCCGCAATCCTTTCTTGGATGCTTTGCGATGTATTTAAAAACAAAAAGCCTACACTTATCGGTGCAAGCACAGGTATGGTTGCAGGTCTTGTAGGCATTACTCCGGGCGCAGGTTTTGTTCCAATTTGGGCGGCAGTAATTATAGGTCTTACAACAAGCCCTGTTTGCTACCTTATGATTTCATTCGGTAAAAAGAAATTCGGCTTTGACGACGCACTCGACGCATTCAGCTGTCACGGTACAGGCGGCATCTGGGGCGGACTTCTTACAGGTGTGTTCTCAAGCACAGCTATTAACGCAGACGCAGGCAACGGACTTATCTACGGTGAGTTTGCTCAGTTCGGCGCACAGGCTTTAGGTATTGTAATTACACTTGTAATTGCAGTTGCAGGTACACTTATCTGTTACGGCTTAACAAGAATTATTACAGGTAAAATCAGAGTAAGCAAGCGTGACGAAATGCTCGGACTTGATATTACACAGCACGGTGAATCTGCTTACCCGTCATTTAACGGTCTTGATAATTAACGGAGGATTAACATATGGATAACAATAACGAAGTTCAGCTTATTAAAATAGAGGCTGTTGTAAGAGAGGAAATGTTCCTCGATGTAAAAAAAGCGTTAATGGATATAGGCGTAAACGGAATCACAGCCTATCAGGTTGTAGGCTGCGGTATTCAAAGAGGTATGTCCGAATATGTAAGAGGTCAAAAAGTAGATGTGCAGGTATTGCCTAAAATCAAGTTTGAAATAGTTGTTTCATCAGAAGAATGGGAAGCAAAAACCATAGAAGCTATTAAAAAGACTGCGTTTACAGGCAATCCGGGTGACGGTAAAATCTTTACTTACTACTTAAAGCAGGCGGTAAAAATCCGTACAGGCGAAACCGGCTACGATGCAATTCAAACTCCTAATTTTGACGATTAATAAAAGTAAGTTATGTTGGTTTAAAAATCTTTCTAATTTATATTTTCAAAATAAAAGTGCGGTAACTGCGGTTATTGCGCTTTTGTTTTTGTAATAATTTTAAAATTTAGGTCAAGCCTTAAGGTTGATCAAACTTTTATAATCGTTAAATACACCGAAAAAATATTATTGGAAAATAGGCAAACATCATAGCAAAGTCCTGTTTATTACCCAGCCGGTACTGTATAATTTAATTATAGCTAACCTAAATTGCCAAAGTGAAGTTCGGATTTTTGAGGGAAAAACGAGAAATACCACGGGTTCACCTTGACAAAAGAGTATGGTAAAATGAAAACGGTTACTGTCTGCGGAAAGCAGGAAAATATGAGTCGTTTATCATTGTCTGAAAGGATAGTTATTGAATGTGGAATTTACCAAAAATTAAGTTTAGAAACTTCACTTTGTCATTTAAGCTAATTATAACAAAGCCCCAAATAAACTTAAGGAGTTGTACAAATGCCTGACGCTGATTTATATGTTAATGTCTGCATTTTCGTAATTATAAGCTACGCTATGCGTTATCCCGTAAAGTCAATATTGTTCAAAAAGCCCCAATCTCAACAAAAAAATAAGAAACGAAATGCGGCAACAAGGCATACATCACGCAGAAAAGCTGCGTAAAAATAACAAGACAGCTTAGTGTATAGGCTGTCTCGTTTGTGCTTATTCAGTTGTTTTTTGCTTACGGACAACTGCTTCGCAAAGTGCAATAAAAATAATAAAAAGCGGTGTTGTAATCGGTTGAGCAAGGTTTACCACAGCCTGCACGGCATAGCTGATAACAGATACCGCAAAAGCAATTGCAATCGGATTTTTACTTGCGGATTTAATCGCACCTTTCAGCGCTCCGAAAATTATCGAAAGGTAAGAAGCAAGTCCGAAAATTCCCGTAGTAATAAGGTAATTTATGTATTCGTTGTGGGCACAGTTTGTGGAGCTGTCACCGTAATGTTTAAGCCCCTCAAAATACGGTTCAAACACTGTGGCAAAGGTGTCAGGTCCGCATCCGAAAAGTTTGTTGTAAAGAGAAAAATCTCCGAATATATAGAAAGACCTTATCCACATATAGCCACGGTGAGTACCCCAGCTGTCATTAAATCTCAAAAAACTTTTCAAAAAGCCGATATTTGTTTTTGTGTCAATTACGCTGAAATAATATACGGCAAAAAGCATTGCAATAATGCAGGCAACAAATATACTGCCGATTATAATAGGAACGGCAAGAGGTAAAGTCTTGTCGGGAGTTTTGCTGTCTGCAAAAAATAAAATTGCGGTAATTATTGCGAACAATGCAATTGCCACCCATATGATTTTTGAGTAAACAAGCAGACTTTGAAATTCCGAGATACCTTTTGATTTGTCACCCATAAAAAAGGAAAACAAACGAAGAATTTTGCCGCTTAACAGCATAATTGTTGTTGCGAGGAAAAATCTTTTAAGTCTTGCAACGCTGCGTGAAAACCATATTAAAAGCACGGCAAAAACAGTGCCAAGACCAAGTATACCCGAGTAGCTGTCGGCTGTCATAAGAGCCATATAACCGAATGCGGACGAAATATGATAAACGATACGGTGATTACGATTTTTGCTTATAACCGAAAAAGCGACGGTTACGGGCATAACAATGCAGATAAAACTTGACATAAGGTTTTTGTTGCCAATTGTGGAGGTAAAGTTTGTGATTGTCTGCTCATCTGTAAGGCTTGCAAACATTCCAAGCGGATCTATGTAAAAACAGTTGAGAATATCAAGCAGATATATTGCAATTGAACAACCTGCAAGGGCAACAAAGACATAGTTTTTAAAACAAAAAAATCTGGTAATTAAAAAATAAACCACCACATAAAAAATCATCAGCAATAAACCGTTGTTTCTTCCGCTAAGACCCAAGAAAGCATCGGCAGGATCTTGAGAAAAAACAGTGGATACGGTGCATACCAAAATGAATGCACCAAATGCATAGTCCGTAAACGATAACTTTTTGTACCAAGGCACGGATTCGGCTTTGTCTTTTGTTCCGCTTTGCGAATCGGAATTAGTGATTGCAACAGCGCCAATCATCAAAACAAGCACCGCAGTGACAACAAGAAAAAAATAATATTTGTCGTGTCTTATATTATAGTAGTAATCCGTGTAAAATAGGGGAAAGAGCGTAAACATCGCAAGCAAAAAGAAGTTGACAAACTTGCTTTTTACAGAATATTTATCCTCGTTCAACCCGTTTGAGATTTTTAGTTTTGTATTGTCAGACATATAAAACCGCCCTTCAAAGTAATATATTTAATCAGTGTAATCATATTTTATACCCCATAACAGCGTATGTCAATTAAAGAAAAATAAAAATCACGAAAGTTTCAAAAAAATTAAAAATAATTGTTGACAAATCAAATTTTATGTTATATAATAATGAAGCTGACTTGTTGAGGCGACAAAAATTAAATAATTCGAGGTGTAGCTCAGTTTGGTAGAGTGCTTGGTTTGGGACCAAGATGCCGCAGGTTCAAGTCCTGTCACCTCGACCAAAAACGGTGGTTTTTCAACCACCGTTTATTTTTTGCCAAATTTTCTTAAAGTACTCTAAAATGGCTTAAACACTGGGGTTATGAGCTGTTGCTCAGTTAATTTGAGTAAATTTGAAAACACTTGAATTAAGATAAAGTGCTGTCAAAATTGCTGTCAATCGCAGTCAAAAGTGCTGTCAAAAACGCAGTCAGTAAGCGGCTTAATGAACACTCAAAATTTCAAAAGTGCAGTCATTTTTAAAAATTGCACGCAAAATACTAAAAACAGCCTAAATTCGCTTATCGTTTGTCCGACTGAAAAAATATTTTTGGAGGTCAACATTATGACAAATACTAAAATTACTTACTCTCAACAAGGCGACTATCTTTTACCAGACCTAAAACTCCCCCAACAATCGAAATGCGAAATCGGCGTTTTCGGACTGCGGCATAAAAATTATTTGCTCCGATACCACAAGATAAGATATTATAATCTGCTGACTTCAGGCAAACTTGTGGAGTATCTATCCGATATTGATAATCAGGCGAATGAACTGTTTACAACGCTTATAAAGCAACTATCCGAAAAAGAAAATGTGACCGAACAGCTAAAAGCTGAAAACCAAGCAGAATGGATACGCAGGATGAACTCAATCCGCAACAGAGCATTGGAAATTGTCAACAAAGAATTGATTTACAAATAAGCCAATATAAATCGTCATAATTTGAAATGTCATAAAATTATCAACTTACTTCTATTGAAAAGTCATTGATATTGTGCTATAATTCTATTGAAAAGTCAGATTTGAGGTGATTGCGTGTTATTCCGAAAGATTGAAACGTTGATAGAAGAACATTTGAAAAGCGATTCCAAGAAGATTTTGCTGATTGACGGAGCTCGTCAGGTCGGCAAAACATACATCATCCGTTATGTGGGGCAAAAGTTGTTTGAAAACTTTATTGAGCTGAATATGGTGGAGGATTCGCTGGGTGAACGCCTTTTCGCCGAGGTAAAGACTGTTGACGATTTTTATCTTCAGGTCAGTATGCTTGCGGGTAATAAGATGAAACAGAAAGAAAATACGCTGATTTTTATTGATGAAATTCAGGCGTATCCTCATCTGCTCACGCTTTTGAAATTTCTTTCTCAAGACGGAAAGTTTACCTTTATTGCAAGCGGCTCACTGCTGGGTGTCACATTGTCGCAGACGACCTCAATCCCTATGGGTAGCATCCGCAAGGTACGGATGTTTCCGCTGGATTTTGAAGAATTCCTCTATGCAAACGGACTTAATGAATTTGCCATATCGGCAATGCGTAAAAAGTTTGAGTGTGAAGAATCACTTGATGAGCCTACACACAATAAAATGATGGACTTGTTCCGAAAGTATTTGCTTGTGGGCGGTCTTCCGGACGCTGTGAACTCGTATCTGAATGACCATAACATTCAGCTTGTCCGTGACATTCAAAGCGAAATTCACGACTATTATGCCGCTGACGCTTCCAAGTATGACGAGGAGAAAAAACTGAAAATCCGGCGCATTTATGACCTTATTCCGTCCAATATGGAAAACAAGAAAAAGCGTGTGGTGGCGCAAAACATTGAAAATAAAAGAGGCAAAACATTCGGCGATTACAGCGATGAATTTGAGTACCTCATAAGTGCCGGTATTGCTCTGAATGTTCAGGCAATCTCCAATCCGGTTTTTCCGCTGATTGAATCCACCGGAAAAAACCTGCTGAAGCTGTATCTGAACGATGTGGGAATTCTCACGGGAATTTTGTACGGAAACAATATCCGTGCTGTTTTAAATGATGAAAAGAGCGTTAATCTCGGTTCAGTCTATGAAAGCGTTGTCGCTAGCGAGCTAATTGCTCACGGCTATAAGCTGTTCTATTACGATAACCGCAGTAAGGGTGAGGTTGACTATCTTATTGATGATTACAACAGCCTGTCCGCCGTGCCTATAGAGGTAAAGTCCGGCAAGGATTACACTGTTCACAGTGCGCTGAACACCTTTGTTCAGAATGAGGATTATCATATCAAAAAGGCGTATGTCCTCTCAAACGAAAGAACCGTTACGCACAACGGAAAGATAACATATCTGCCAATTTATTACATTATGTTTTTTCAAAACACACCTAATACAAAAGATTTGAATTTTTAAAATTCAAAGTAACAAAAACCTCCTTTGTGATGCAGTAACCGCACCCAAGGAGGTTTTATAATGCAAACATTATTTGAATAAATGAATATAGCATACATAGTACAATACAATTATAGCTCATAAATATATCTCTGCACCAATGGCGAAAAAGCGGATGACCACCAATATTCAAAAACAAGTAACCGAAGTGGTAAATTAAGAGGTAGTGTTAGTTTGAAGAAACGCTTTCTATATCGCACCAACAGTGTTCGATTATCCAATATGCTTTTTTGCAAAAACTGACTTCTCAAGGAAAATGTACTGTCTCAGCAGATTAAGGTTATGCTTAAATGCTTGAAACAACAACAGACACAGCGAACAAACTCACGTGCCTTTTACTATTTTGAAATAATCTGAATAATAGAATATCGTTTTACAAAACAATCATTAGTTTTGCTCATCTGGTATTCCTAATATGTTATTATATATTAGTTTTGATAAAAATTCAGTTCTACTTACGGGATTGAAAGTCTTTCCCTTATATCTTTGCACAAAACCTTTTGGACACATTAGAGCCGATTCGTTATAAATATTGTATTTGTCCTCAAGAGACTTATTTTTACACCGTCTGTTTAAATTCTCTTCCAATAAAAATAAATTTCCTATTTGTGCATTTTCTATTCCATTAGAATCAGGTAAAATGTGTTCTATAGTAACTTCCAAATTAACATCACGGTTTGAAATGTATTTCTCAATTAAATTCAAAACAAGTTGACAACGATCTTTGCATTTTGAATCACTATATATTGGCCAACAGTGTGAATAGCCAATGTTTTTAAAGCTATTAGTAAAAGCTTCTAAAGTTGGTAATTTACTACGCATATTTTTGAGAAATTCCTCAAGATTATCATCTGAGAAATTTGTTTCTAATACATAAGCATATTTGTAAACTGTATCGCTTAGCATATTTGAATTTTCTTGCCCGATTATTTTATAACAAATATAAAAGTTGTATATAAAATTTAAAATCTCGAGGTATCTATTTTCGCTTATTATTTCTAAAGATAATAGATGTCTTAAACTTAATAGGAGTGGACGAAAAACCACAACTCGTTTTGTTTTGAAAAACATAAATACTTCTTTTTCCTTAGGCAAGCAATTAGTTTGGTTAATGAACGCAGTATAGTAATCAGATTTTAATTTTATATCATCTAATAGTTTGTCAACATTCCTACCACGGGTAGCATTTTGCAATGATTTATATACACTTATTGATTGCTTTTTATCGTTATTGTAATTGTATTTATGAAGAGCATAGTGTCTTAAGAAGTCATCAATGCTACTGCCTAAATTATTTTCAATCTCTTCCCAAATGCGTTTGGCATCATCTCTTCTTTCTTTAGGCTGAAGATATCTCATTATGTAGTTTTTCAGCAGTTCGTGATCTTCCAGATCTAAACCACGGGCATTAAGTATTTCAAATATAGTATAGGAATCCTCATCTGTAGAAGAAATAATATTAACATATCCTATTCCGATCAATGCATCTCGTGTAGCGAGCAATTTTTCATCATCTAAATTTTGAAGCTTTCCTGCAAAAAATTTGAAAGCATTTATTATGGATTTGTCTTTTGCTTGGGAAACGGTGCACAGGTTGGCAAATGCCGTAATACTATATGAGGATAAATCTTTCTGTGAACAATCTTTCAATTTATTTACTATTTTTGGCAAAGATAGATGATATTCAGGATAAACAATTTCTCTATCTTTTGCTTTTATATCTTTTGCAATGAGATACTTTAATGTACCATTAAAATCGTCTAACATTCCTCTTTTTTTTAGCATAAACATAATAGAAGCAAGAAAAATTGTGAGTGTTAAAATTCTTTGCTGACCGTCAATTATTGTGTATTTTTGTAAACCTTCATCTTTTCCTTCATCTTTTAGAACAATACTTCCTATAAAGTGGGATTGTGAAATACCATCCACTACTAATTCAACATCGTCATATATGTCTGCCCAGTTTTGTGTGTTCCAAACATATCTACGCTGATTCCTTGGTATACAGTAAATAGCGTCATTTAGTAATTTATCTACTGATTTTTCTTTTGCTTCAAAAGACATTTTTATACTCCTTTGTTTTTAAATATGATTTATTTCGAGAGATACTGGTGCTAAAAAATAACTCGTGTTTTATTAACATTGTTTTAGCTTTTCGCATAGCGGCAGGATTTCTTCCAGCTTGGCAACGATGCGCTTTTGCTCGGCAAGGTGTGGGAGAGGTAGTAAACTGGTTGCTAAATAGTCCTTATGGATACGCTGCTGACCAGCTGTTCCAGTGAATGACTTGACACCGTTGGCAATAAAGTATTCAGTTTTAAAGAACCACAGCAAGTACTCTCTAAGAACAGTATTGTTGATAACTCTAACAATCGATAATTCTGTTGTTCCTGCTCCATATCCGTTAATCAAATCTCGAAACACAACTGATTTTCTATTTTGAAAGCACGGTGTGATTTTTGCTATGCCAATATCTCCATTAGCAAAATGTGTAAAGCCCTTTTTTATTGCTCCCCATTTTTTAACTTCAAAAGTATGAGTATTCCTAAATCCATCTGACACACAGGACATAGGAACAAACGAAGTATCAATATTGTTATCTATATCATTTTTAGGGTTGAGTGTAACAATTTGCGCAACACGCACCCACTTCCAGCTCTCCGGAATATCAAACGGAATCTCATCCTCTGTAATTTCCGGCAGGGGTTTTTCTTTTTTGATTTTGCCCGCTTTAATAAGTTTCTGCTTTTCTGCCTGAATCTGCTTATACAGTTCTTCGGCGGTGCCTTCTTCGGGGCGCTGTTCAACCAGTTTTCCCTGAATAGCCATTTGAAGAATTGATTTCTGCATATCCGCAGGGAAACGCTTGTTTAAGTCCTCCAGCCTGTTCCATGCCTTTTCATAGCGGTCAATATACGGCAACAGTTCCTCAATCTTCGCTACAATGCGCTTTTGCTCGGTAAGGGGTGGGAGCGGAATCAAAAGTTCTTGAATCCTTTTAATTGCCAGTTTTGGCTGTCCAACCTTGGTTGTTGCGTCTATAATTTGCTGTTGTACCAAAGACGACTCCAAACACTTTATCAGCCAATCTTGATCGATAATGGAAAAAACAAGTCTATCTGCGTTTTCTGTAAGATTGGCTCCATCGATTTCCGGAGGAATTTTTCCAACTCTGCCTATCGTTCCTGCAACTGTAATATACACATCCTCTTTGTGTATTACATAGCGGGAAATAGACGGATATATGTCGGTCGGAACGTATAGCAGATTCTCTGCCAACACGCTACCGTTCTTCATGTCAGAAACACGGATATATTTATATCCTGTGTTGTCTGCTGTTAGCGTTCTGCCCGCTGGAATTCGTTTGCCACCTAAGACAGACACTATCTCACCGAGCTTAATCCATATCCAATCTACAGGAATATCAAACGGAATTTCATTCTCCGTAATCTCCGGCAAGGGCTTTCCTTTTTTGATTTTGCCCGCTTTAATAAGTTTCTGCTTTTCTGCCTGAATCTGCTTATACAGTTCTTCGCCTGTGCCTTCTTCGGGGCGTTGTTCTACCAACTTTCCCTGAATAGCCAATTGTAAAATACTCGCTTTCAATTCCTGCGGTGTCATTCCCGACCACCTCCGAGAATGGCGGTTATGTCAGCCAGCACACGGTCAATTTCTGCGTTCAGCGACGCCCGTTCCTCCTGATAACGCTGAATAAGATCCATTGGATCAAGTATTTCTTCTTCAATATGGGGATAACCACAAAGGTCAAGGTTATAATTCGTAATTGCTAAACCATTAGAATCTCTTAACTCAATATCACCATTTTCTGTTTTGTAAGCAGTATATTTTTTAGCTTTGTCAAAACCGTCTATGCTGATTTCCTGACGGTTGTTCCACCACTTGATAACAGGCTCAAAATGCTCCAGCTTCATCGGTTTGGTTTTTGAGAAATGCTTATATCCCTCGGGCATATCAAGACGGTAAAACCAGGTTTCTTCGGTAGGCTTGGTGCGGTCAAAGAACAGAATGTTGGTAGTGATAGATGTATATGGAGCAAAAACACTGCTCGGCATACGCACAACGGTATGCAGATTAAATTCGGATAGCAGTTTCTTTTTAATATTTATCTTCGCATTATCTGTGCCGAACAGAAAGCCGTCAGGCAGGATAACAGCGGCACGACCGTTCTTTTTAAGGCGGTACATAATCACCGACATAAAGAGGTCGGCGGTTTCACTGCTTGCAAGGTCAGAGGGAAAATGATTTTTTACTTCTGCCTTTTCCGAGCCGCCGTAAGGAGGATTCATCAGAATAACGTCAAACTGATCGTCCTCGGTGTAGTCCAATACATCGTGGAGCAAGGAGTTCGAGTGGAAAACCTGCGGAACATCAAGATCGTGCAAAAGCATATTTGTAATGCAGAGCATATACGGAAACTGCTTTTTCTCGATACCGTAGATAGAATTATTGTATTTTTCTTTATCCTCGGTGGTTGTGACTTGCTTGTCCAGTTCTTTCAGCCAGCTTGTGATAAATCCGCCGGTGCCGCAGGCAAAATCCGCCATTTTTTCGCCGATTTTCGGCTGAATCATCTTTGACATAAAATCGGTTACAGCACGGGGTGTGTAAAATTCACCGGCAGAACCAGCGCTTTGCAGTTCTTTCAGAATGGATTCATAAATCTCGCCGAAAGCGTGGCTTTCCTCATAATCGCTGAGATCCAGTTCATCAATGACATTGATAACCTGACGGAGTAATACACCGTCTTTCATATAGTTGTTTGCGTCGGCAAAGGTGGTTTGCACAATAGCCTTTTTTATGGGAGTAGATGCGGTAACAGGCAGATTTTTGAGAGTCGGAAACAGCGTGTTGTTTACAAAATTAAGTAATGTATCTCCAGTCATGGCAGAGCCGGAACGGTCGTCTGCCGCCCAAGCTGACCAACGACATTCTTCGGGAATGATGGATACATAGTTTTCTTCATCCATATCCCAGTCCTGTTCTTTTGCGTCATATACTTTTAAAAAGAGCATCCATGCAATCTGCTCAATACGCTGGGCATCACCGTTGATACCTGCGTCATTGCGCATAATGTCACGAAGTCTTTTTACAAATCCCGATAGATTGCTCATTAAAATTAACCTGCCTTATATAGTTCTTCTTCCAATGCTTTTACAGCTTGAATGTAGCCTGCTTTTCCGCCAAAATAGGTGGCGATTTTTGAGGGCTTTCCGAATTTCTTAAACGGATCAAGCTGTAAAATCTCGGTTTTCTCAATTTCGTAAATACCTGTGTTCATATATTTATCGAGGAGGGCTTCCAGCACTTCTCTTGCAACACCGCTGTATTTGCTCAGAAAATCACGCTTTTTTACATTATTCGCACGCTCTTTGCGTGTAAGCGGCTTTTGATTAAAGGCGACATGGCAAATGAAGTCAAAATCATCCACATCGGTCATACCTTGCTCCGCTTTCATTTGCTCAAGGTCTATGCCTTGTTCTTTCAACAGTTCCCGAATAGCTTCTTTCTTTTCTTCGGAAGTCCACTTTGAAATAAAGTTGTCAAGAGAAGCATATTTGCCGAGAATATTAGACTTTGTATAGTCAACAATGCTTTCCTGACGGAGAAGCTTGCCCAGGGCGTCATAAACTTCCACCCGCTTTCCGATGATATGAACATCACATCCGTTTTCATCAACAACATATTTGTCAACAGTAGGGGGTGGCGAAACAGAATCACCGCCATTACCTGGTGTATCGGGTTTCGGTATCGGCTTGTGATTAGGGTCAAAGCCTTCTACAATCTCAATAGGGCCGTCCCAATCGGGATCGGAAAACAGTCTTGTCACATTGCGGAAGTCCATTACCACAAAATGATTTTTACCTTCCTTTTCACGCAGACGAGTGCCACGACCGATTATCTGCTTGAATTCTGTCATAGAGTTAATCATTTCATCGAGAACAATCAGCTTTGTCATCTTGCAATCCGCTCCTGTGGAAAGAAGCTTTGAGGTTGTTGCAATTACCGGATAGGGTGCAGATACGGAAATAAAGTAGTCAAGCTTGCTTTTGCCGTAAGTATCGGAGCCTGTGATACGGACAACATAGTCGGAATTTTCTTTGACCATATCGGCGTTGAGATTATTCAGCGCAATACGCATACGCTCTGCGTGATCTTCAGTAGCACAAAATACGATGGTTTTCTGCATTCTGTCGGTACTCTTGAGATATTCGGTTATCTCCCTTGCAACCTCGTATGTGCGGTCTTCAAGAATAATATTGTAATCAAAGTCGCTGTTAGTATAAATGCGATCTTCAATTTCATTTCCAAATTTATCAAGCTGTCCCTTGTAAGGCCGCCAGCCGTCTGAAATGTCGGTTGTTATATTTATAACCCTGAACGGAGCAAGAAAGCCGTCTTCAATACCCTCTCGCAAACTGTATGTATATACAGGCTCTCCAAAGTAATCAATGTTTGAAATATATTTGGTTTCCTTCGGAGTTGCAGTCATACCGATTTGTGTAGCAGAGGAGAAATAATCAAGAATTTTGCGCCAGTTGCTGTCCTTTTTTGCAGAACCTCGATGGCACTCATCAACAATAATTAGGTCAAAGAAATCCTGATTAAATAACTTTGCAAATCGAGCAACTGTTTCTTCACCTCTTTCTTCATCTTCGTTTTCTTCGTTGCCTACAAGCTGTTGATAAAGAGAAAAATATACCTCGTGAGAAGTTATGGTAACGGGATCGTCTTTTGCAAAATTTATCTTATGTATTACTTTTTCAAGAGGAGAGAAATCCTGCTGAATCGACTGATCCACGAGAATATTGCGGTCAGCCAAATACAGAACTTTTTTTTTGAGTCCGCTTTTTAAAAGGCGGTAAACAATCTGAAATGCCGTATAGGTTTTGCCTGTACCCGTTGCCATAACGAGCAGTAAACGCTCTTGTCCGTTTGCGATTGCTTCAACGGTACGGTTAATAGCGTTACGCTGATAATATCTCGGATCATATGTGTTCTGGCTTGAGTAGTAAGGCTGATTGATTATTTTTCTTTCGTTATCAGATATGCCTTTGCCGCCGTTTGTTTCGCTTTCCCATCTGGCAGTAAGTTCATCCACAGTCGGAAATTCGTCCATAGACAGTGTACGTTCCAAACCGGTCAGAAGGTCGTGTTCCTGAAATCCGTCACCGTTTGAACTGTATGCAAACGGAATATCCTGCATTTTGGCATAGGTAATCGCTTGCTGCAAACCGTAAGATATAAAATGATTATTATCTTTGGCTTCAACAATCGCAATAGGTTTATTTTTTGTTAAGTAAAGAACATAATCAGCCTTCTTTGGTTTTTCACGGGTTACAATATTTCCTTTCAGATTGATGCGACCGTCTGTTATTTTGGTTTCCATCGTAATACGGTCGAGTCCCCATTTTGCTTGTACTGCAGGAGTTATATATTGTAGCTTTATGTCTTCCTCAGTCATCTGCTTTTTATCTAAAATCATTGTCAGCCCTCCCTCGTATTACATTTTAAGCATTATATCACTTTGGCAAATATAATTATACTATTATAATATAACACATTTCGACATATAAATCAATGATTATTGGCGATTTATACTAAAAAGAACAGAAATATCACTAACATAATTTTAAAAAAAGGAGCTGTATGTCTTAACAACTCCGTACTAAAAATCTATAATTTGTTTTTTGTCCTGCAAATCACGATATGCCTTTTTTCGGGTAGCCAAAGAATTATATATTTTACCGATAGTGCAAAACTGCATAAAACTTTTAACTCAACACTTGCTGTAAGGCAGGTGTTATTTTTTTTAATTCATTTTTGAGAAAATTTTTTTAGAACATGGGTTGAATTTCAGGCTCGCCCACTCCAAATAAGTAGAGGGATATATTTATTTGAATATCAAACGAAAACGGAAAATTCATTTTTTATAGCACAAAAAAATAAAAAACTTTTCAAAAATACCCTGACAAAACGCCTGTGTTTGTCCAAATAAGTGAGAGGGTATTTTGAAATTTTTTGAAAATACACCCCCTCCAAAATACTGATTTTGTCCATACAAGTGAAGGGGATAAAGAAATATATTTTTAATTTTCTTTATCAAATTCGAGAAAATTCATTAACAAATTATTTTCTAAGGAAGTGAATCTAAACAATGAAAAACGCTTATTTTCAATGTGTCAGTACTCGAAAGAGAGAAAGAAAAAAGTAAACCAAGGAAACCTATGACAAATCTTAGCGAGCAGACTGTTTGTATCCACAAGCGGATAAAACAGTAAAAGCTCGTTAGTGGATACCCCTAAAACCCCGGAAAAAATAAGAAAAGGAAGGTAACATATGAAATCCAAATTTATCAAACTGCCAAAGGCTCTCTTTGATGATGCATATATAGACTTGTCGTGCGGTGCAAAGCTGCTCTACTCGCTGTTGCTTGACCGCAGAATGCTTTCGGAGCAGAACAGTATGACTGACTCAAACGGCAGAGCCATTGTGTACTTCACAAACAATGAAGTCTGTCAAAAGCTGAAATGCAGTCATGACAAGGCTACGAAGCTTTTTCGTGAGCTTGAACGTTTCAAGCTTATACATAGGCTAAGGCAGGGCAAAGGCAAGCCTGACATTATTTATGTTGATAACTTTATTGACAGCGAAGAAGCCTCATTCAAGAGTGCGGAAAATACGCTTTGCAGAGTGCAAAAATTAAGTGTACCTGACTGCGGAAAATCAGCAGGAAATAAAACTGAAATTAATAATACCGATAGGAGTAATACCAATCTATCAATCGACTATGACGAGGTTGAGAATGAAATAAAATTCCAAATTGAATATGATGTACTGGCGGAGCGTGATTACGGCAGTGTGCTCGACGAAATTGTCAGACTTATGACAGACACTTACTGTTACGCAAGTGATACTGTTCGGATTAACAAACGGCAAATCCCCATACAGTCTGTTCGCAAACGACTGTCAATGGTAACCGCCGAGCATATCGAATATGTAATAAGCTCGCTTGAAAAGAATAAAAGCAAAATCAAAAATATGAGAGCCTATCTGCTTACGACTCTCTACAACTCAATTGACACTATGGAAACCGACTGCTTGTACGGTAATTAGGGAGGAAATCAAAATGGATGAAAAAATAAAATTTTTAGGCACAAAAGAAGTTGCCGAGGCACTCGGATGCAGTCTGCCGGCTGCCCGAAACATTATGATGAGGGCTGATTTCCCGTTGGTGAGAGTCGGCAAAAACTTCAAGGTCAGTGAGCAGGCTTTTATAGAATGGAGCAGCAAGCGCAGAGTATAAAATAAGGCGAAAATCTGTTGACGGCTTATCGCTTTTGGAGTATTATAAATACAGTCGGATAACGATAAGCTGTCTTTAGGTTTTGAAAGGACGGATTACAATAAACGCTAAAGACACAAAGAAAAAACAAACCTACGGCAACGGCTCAATATATTTTGTAGAAAGCCGTCATCGCTTTGCAGGTCAGGTTTATTTGACAATCGACGGTGAAAAGGAACGCCGCACCGTTTACGGAAAAACAAAGAAAATCGTCAAGGACAAAATGCGTGAGCTGCAAATTCAGGCTCTCGCAGGCAACCTCGAAAAGCGCAACCGTAACAAGGTTGAGATAAAAACAATTCATCAGCTTGCCGAAAAGATGATAGAGGAACAGCTTGCCCTAAATGAAATCAGGCAGTCAACCTATGACCGCAAAATGGAAACTCTGAAAATGCTTTCCGATATTTCTGATAAGCAGCTTACGGAAGTCACCGAGGACGATATAGTCGGTTTTTTCAAGGTAAAGCTTGATTATTCCCAGTCGAGCATAAATAAGATGTATCAGCTTTTGGGAGCAGTATTTGTAAAAGCAATTAGCAAAAAACTCATTGAGAGCAATCCTTTGAGCGACATCAAGTGCCCGAAATCGAGAAAAAAGCAAATTCCTGTCAGAGCCTTGACGGTTGACGAGCAGATAAGGCTTTTGAATGTGCTGAAAACCGAGGACATACACTACGGCGACATAATGCTTTTGTCAATGTTTACGGGAATGCGAATCGGCGAGTGTTGTGCCCTCACGGCAGAGGATATCAATCTAACCGACAAAACAATAAATGTCAGTAAAACCGTATCGAGAGGCGAATTTGGAAACACCGTAATCAACGATACCAAAACCGCCGCAGGTATGAGAACGCTTTTTATCAGCGATGATGTTGCAGACTTTTTGAAAGAATGTTTAGGCGGCAGAAAAAGAGGTTTGCTGTTCACTTCAAGCAACGGCGGGCTTGTCACTTCAAACCAAGTCAACTATGTTTACTCAAATGTGATTAAGAATTACGACATTCTTGACAGCTCGGTGTACGGCAGGGTAGATTTACATTCACTCAGGCATACATACGCAACGAGGTGTATTGAAAGCGGAATGCCTGCAAAGGTGCTTCAAAAGCTTTTAGGACACACGGACATAAACATCACGCTGAATGTTTACTGCTCTGTATTTGAAAAGTTTAAAAACGAGCACCTTGCGATTGCTGACGAATATATGAAAGCAAACAACCTGCAAATCGCCTGAAAATGAAAAAATCGCTGTCAAAACCGCAGTCAATTGCGACTAAGTCAGCATTTAAGCCACTTATAAAGGTCACCTCGACCATAGAAAAACCGCACTATTAAGCCATTTTCAGGCTCTTTAGTGCGGTTTATTGTTTTTTATTATCCACTTAAAACTATGTAAAAAGGTATAAAAAATTGCAAACAGGTGGCTCAAGAGGTGGCTCAAAAAATTATGCTCCGAGAAAAAATCAAGCTTCTCGGAGCATTTTTTTGCGAAAAAGTTGCACGAACTTTTAGCTTACATTTTGTACAAGGTAACTATCAAGTTTTGATACATTAGTCTTTTTCTTTTGTTGAACAAAATGTGTATATATGTTCATCGTTGTTTCGGGCTTGCTGTGGCCAAGCTGATGTTGCACATCAAGTACATCGTAACCAGCATAAAACAAGTTCGTTGCGTGAGTATGTCTTAAATAATGAGCTGTAAAAGGCTGTATAATCTGCGGAACACCGTTAGGGTCGTATTTACTGCGTTAAGCACCCTTGCATTTGATTGCATAGGTGCTTTTATTTTACCCCGCCGTTGGTTTATACGGCTGAATTTCTACCGCAGGCAAAGCGGCAAGGCAGGGCGGCTGCCCTGATTGTGCAAAATATATCGGCAAGGTGTTTATTGATGATGTGTATTCAAACGGCAAAAAATCGGACGGTGATTATCCGCTGCTTTCAACCGCCATAGCGGAGGGACTTTTTCACCCTCGCTGTAATGACAGCACAAGCACCCACTACCCAGAGCTTGACGATTTGGGCGGACCTCTCTCCGATGACGAACTTGAGGAGCTTGACCGCCAAAGAGGACTTGAAGTACAGCAACAGCACGCAGAAAAGCAATCCGAACGCTTTGACCGCAGGGCAAAATACAGCCTTGACGAGGATAACAAGAAGTTTGCTAAAGCAAGAGCAGACGAGTGGCACGATAGGGCGGATAAGTTGGCGGAAAAGGTTAAAAACGCAGAAAGTAATTCATCTGAAAATGTTGCAAAATCTTCAAAAGGTGATATACTAAAAGAAGAAAGTAAAGAAAGATTTAGCGGCAGATATTCTGCAAGCCAAGAGAGAATTGACCAGTTAATACATGATGATTTGTCAGGGATAAATTTTACCGAAAAACCTGTTTACAACTCTCGTATAAGGTCTAATGGAAAAACTACTGTTAGAGAGTTTGCAGATGGTACAGTAAAAGAAGTTGTAAAAGTTGAAATTGGCAAACAAGATAATAGTAGTGCTGAGTTTTTAGAAGACTCAATATTGCATGAAGAACTTGAAGCGAGAATAGCAATTCGCTCTAGATACTCAAAACGATACAAAGAGTTATATAAATCAAACGATGACGAAAGACATAGATACATAAATCGTGTTATAGAACGATACTTTAAAATTAAGGGGTGGAACTATGAGTTGGCAACAAATTGAAGACATATTGTTTGATGGCACAGAAGATGATATTAAAAATTTGAGTTGCCCAGAATGTAAAACTCCAATTTACTACACATATAATAAGGGCGCAAAATCATTAAAGTACGGTTGTAAAAAATGCGGTATTTCTATCAGGTCAAATGGTTGTTTTAGTCAGCCGAATTGTTATCATTATCAGTAAAGTCAGGAGTGATTTGGAGTGAAAAGAATATTCCATGAAGATGATTCGGTAATAAAAAAGATACTAAACTCTATTGGCAATGATGAACTTTCAGAAGAAGAGAAAAAGCGTTCAATGTCAAATGAGTTTGACTATTTGGAAGAAGACTAACCGCTCCGTAACAAGAGCGATTTTGTTATTTTTTTTGGATAGATTGTTTGAGGTGGAAAATTTCGTCTCCGTCCACACGCCGATGGTTTGACAGGGAGCAATCCCGAGAGATGCAGGAGAAAGGGACGCCTGCCAAACAACCAATCCGAAGCCACTTGTACCTTGTATAAGTGGCTATTTCTATATCTAAGCCTATCAGCACTTAATCAATCAGATTGAGTGCTTTTTTTAATACCCAAAATCAGAAAGGCGGTGACAAAATGAAAGTAAAAGTAGTTGTGTCGTTTAACGATAAAATGAACGGTCTTATCAACAGACCTGTCAATAAAGTCTTTGAATGTACCAAAGACCGAGCGAAAAGCCTTATTGACCGAGGTTTTGTTATTGAGGTTGCAGACAACAAAAATAAAGCAGACTAAGCACCCTTGCATTTGATTGCATAGGTGCTTTTATTTTACCCAGCCGTTGGTTTATACGGCTGAATTTCTACCGCAGGCAAAGCGGCAAGGCAGGGCGGCTGCCCCGATTGTGCAAAATATATCGGCAAGGTGTTTATTGATGATGTGTATTCAAACGGCAAAAAATCGGACGGTGATTATCCGC